CTCGACAGGAACTCTAAAATAGGAGGAGCTAATTTAACTTCAGAGCAAAGACACTTGGCTCAGATTAACCAAGAAAACAAAGCTAAAGGTCTTCCTGAAATGTCTTTGTCAACTTTCTTAGAAAAGAAATCAGCTACTACTGGTAACTTACCTGATAAATTTAGAATATATAATGAGGCTGTAAAACAAGGTTTTGTCGGCACTTATTTAGACTTTCAACAAGCAGAAGCAAAAGCGACCAGAGCGCCTAGTAAAGACGATAAAAGAGCAACAACGCAAGACAAAAACGGTTTTCTGCGCTATGTAGATGACAAAACACTTGTTTTTCCTGAAGTGGCCGCACAATTCGAAAAAGACAAGCAAGCAGAAATAACAAAAGAGGCAAAGAAAAAAGAATCTACTTTGGAATATTTGCGAAGGGCTAATATGACTGTTCTTGCAGATAACTTAGAAAATAATATCATAGATGCTGATAAAGCTATGACTTTAGCTGAGATAGACCCTAGAATT